GGAAGGGGATAGGTCAAGGGAACCCGGCGAGGGGGTGTGGGGGTCTGGTGCGTCATGGTCAGCTCCTTAGTTGATCGATCAGATTTGATCGAGGGGAGGATATTACCCTATCCTGTGGGCAGGGTCAAATCAGCCTCAGTTTCCGTAGGTCTTCCGTCCCATCCACCACGGCGTTATGCAGGTCCCGCCCCTCGGCAATCATCCCGAGGATTCGGAGGTCAATCGACTTCGCTACCACCAGGTCGTAGATGAAGGTGCGGCGGTCCTGGCCCGGGCGATGGACTCGCTTCACCACCTGCTTGCGGGTGATGGGCGAGACTGGGCTCTCATAGAAGATGAGGTAGCGGGCCACCTTCTGCAGTCCATCCGTTCCAGTCCCGCCAGCCTCACTGTTCATGAGGAAGACCTTGCAATCCGGGTCAGCGGTGAAACGCCGCACCGCGTTGATGGGGTCCCGAGATCCCCCATACAGCCACTCATACTTGACCCCCATCTCCTTGAGGCGTTCGGTGATCAGCTGACCGGAGCGGGTGTATTCGTGGGAGACCACTACCTTGGAGTCGCCTGACTCCAGGATGAGCCGCTCGAGCTGGTCAAGCTTCGGTACGCTGGGGAAGGTGACCTCATGCTGCCCGTGACCGTCCTTCCATTGCAGGAACCCGGCAACGATCTGCCGCATACGCAGGAAGTTGGAGTCCAGCTCCTCCAGCTTCCCCCGGGAATTGATGAGGCCTTCGACGGCCCTGAGGTAATGCTCCCTCTGGTCGTCAGCGAACGGGCACGTAATCCGTATTTCCCGGCGCTCAGGTAGGTCCAAGCACTCGTCCTCGTCATACCGTATGGAGCGGTGCTGTAACCGGCGATAGAGCGTCCTCGTCATTCCCTTGTTGAAGATGTAATCCGGGTAGGCGCTCCAGTGGTTGGCCTTTTCGGTGAAGAAGGCTGACCGAAAGAGGCCGAGGGTGTCCCCGAAGGTCTCCCCGCGATCCACGAGGTAGAACTGGGCGAACAGGTCTTCCGGGTTCCTGCCGAACAAGGTGCCGGTGGTGGCGTAGCGGGCTGGCATTCCCTTGGTCAAGGCGTTCAGGAGCTGAAAGCGGAGGCTCTCCCGGTTCTTGGCCTTGTGGCTTTCGTCCATCCCAAAGAAGTCGTAGTGTCTGGACAGGGCGCGGATCTTGGCGGGGTCTGGCTGCATCTTGGCCTTCCCGGTCTTCTCCGACTTGGCTCCCTTCTTGCTGAGGGAGTACTGCAGGCCAGCGTAATCCACCACCACCACCTGCCCGCCACGGCGGTATGGGTTGTAGAGGGCTTCCCACTTCTCCGCGGCGCTCTGCCCGGAGACTATGACTGGCTGGAGGTCGGAGTGTTCCCGGATGGCGTCCTCCCACGACCCCAGGTTGATTAGTCTGGGAACGGTGATCAGGCTACGGGTGAGCTTCCCCTCCCGTCGCCGCTGGGTCATGATGTCGAGAAGGATCTTGGTCTTCCCGAGTCCCATGTCCAGCAGGAACAGGAATTGTGGGTAGCAGACCCCAATGTAAAAACAGACCAGCTGATGAATCCAGGGGTCTGTCTTGAACTCCGGCCGAACCTTCCAGCCGCGGAACTCCCGCAGGAGGTCGGAGCGGTCCAGCTTCTTCATCCAAGTGAAGCTGTCCAGCTCCTTCTCGAGGTAGGCCTTGGTGGCCTCCTTCCGGATCAATCGTCCTGCTCCCGACGGCGACCGCGATGCTGACGCTCCGGGGCCAGGGTCTCGAGGTGATCCCAGTAGTCGGACAGGAGCATGGTGGAGTCGAGGCAGAACTGCCCGATGGCGTAGGACTGGGACATCAGCACCACAAACTTGTCTTCGTCATTCCGGCCATTGGAAACGAAGAGGCGGGCTAGTCCGAGGGTCTTCTCCTGATTGGTCTGGTTGTAGGTCAGGACATTGTCGCAGGTGGCGATCTTGGAGTAGTCCTCGGCCACCATGGCGTCGGTGACTATCTTCGCGGTGCTGGCTTCGCGGTTACCTTGGGAGGCGACCACCATAGCCACGTTCCGCTCCACGGCTATGCCGCGTAGGTCCTTGTAAATCTTGCCGGTGTCGAGCCGGAGGTTGGCGGCTTCAATCTTCATCAGGTCTGGGTAGTCAAGGACAATCACGTCCGGGATGAATTTGTGGAACCGCTCGAGGCCGTCTAGGTAGGCATTGAGGGCGGAGATGGTAAGGGCCCCAGTGGGGAACTGCTTGATGACCAGTGGCGGCCGGCGTCGGAACTCCCTGGTGAGCTTGGACGCCAGCTTCTCGCGCATCCCGGGGTCGGCTAGGGTTGGTCGTACGAAGTCCTCAAACTCAATGTCCAGCATTCGCCCATGCTGATCCATGACGAACTTGGGCGTGCGGATGTTGGCCTCGCGCTTGGACACGGAGAAGAAGCTTTGGATGTACCGCTGGGCTACCCGCGGCTCCGCCATCTCGAGGGTGATGTGGAGGACATTCTTCCGCTGGAGGAGTGCCCACTTACCGATATGGGTCAGGGCCCAGCTCTTCCCCTTCTTCGGTGGGGCAATGAACATGAACATTTCCTGAGGCCGCGGACATATGTCGCGCTTGTCAAGCTCGAGGATGCCGGTCTGTATGCCATCGGCTACGGTGTCGAAGAAGGTGAGGGACTGCTTCGGGTCGGCGAGCTGAATCCCCATCTCGAAGGAGACCAGCTGGGAGTTGAGCCCCTTGTTGAGCTCCACCTCGGCTTGATCAATGTTCCCATCCTCCACCGCCTCGACCGCCTTGACGATGGCACTCTTGAGCTTCTGCTGCCTGACAAAGGCGTGCAGCTTGGAGATGACATAGTCCCGGTTGATATGCTCCTTGGCGATGAATAGGTTGTCAAGGACTCGCTTGTAGCTGGCGGCTTTCCGGGCGTCTTTGCCTTCCAGGATGGTCTCGAGGGCGTCGGGGAGGTGATCCTTGATGGCCTCCCCGAACTGATCCACGAAATCCACCGCCTGCTGGGCTATGTCACGGAAGACCGCCGACTCAAAGAGGTTCGGGGAAATAGCTGACCTGACGATCGAGCAGAACTCGTCGTCGAAGCACAGCATCGTCAGGACGTTTTCCTGTAACGCCCCGCTTAGGTTTTCATCTTGCATTAGGTCCCCAGCTGAGAAAAGGAATAACACATCTCCATGGTCAAGGAGATATCGAATCGCCCGCAGAAGCGCAGGAGGTCCCTTTCCCTATACGGACGGGTGGGGGATGGCAGGCGGGTGGTCTGTGGGAGCTTGGCGTGTGGGAGCTGAATCAGCTTGAGGTTGCGCTCCACAATGTCGAAGTGCTTTTCCCGGGCGGCACGTAGCTTGAACGGGTGGCTGACGATATCCAAGGCGGTGATGGGGCCGATCCCGCGCACCCCCTCCACTTCGTTGTGGGTCCCGGTAAAGGCGAGGGCGGTGCAGAACAGGTCAGGAGGCAGGCCCAGCCACTCCTTATCGTAGTCCTGCCTTGTGTAGAGCCCCTTCTTCCCACGGTAGGCTTGGAAGGCCTCGTACTGGAAGAGCTGAAACAGGTCGGAGTCGTTTGACATCCCGATGATCCGGTGGTAGCGGTGGCGGTACTTGGTGACGGCATGGGCCACCAGGTCGTCAGACTCGAACCCGGCCAGCGACCAGAGAGGCCACCCAGTGACCTCCAGCAGTTCCTTGATCAGGCCGATGGAGTACTGGGCGTTTTCGTACAGGTCGGGGTCCTTGGTGTCCTTGCGCAGGAGCTTGTACTGCGGGTAGGTCTCCGACCGCAGGTATGGCTTACGGTCTTCGCAGATGACGATCTCCGTGGCCCCAGTCGCCTTGGTGGCCTTACTGATGGCCCCGAGGAATCCGTACAAGCCCCCCGTGAACCTTCCCTCACTGGTCAGCGAGGAGAAGGCAGCGGATGCACGATATGCTTGATTAGAAAGATCCACGCAAAGCAAAACGCGCTTCATGGGAGGTCAAGGATTTTGTGCTGTTGAAGGCAGAGGCGGTAGCCGTGGCGCATGGCGAGCTTGATGGCGAGCTGGGTATTGGCGCTCCGGTGGTCATCATCGCAGGGCTGGAGGTAAATCTGCTCCGGGATGATCGGGGATGGGCGAAACAGATTGGCTGGCTTCCCGACGACCTGCGTACTGCGGACCGGGAGCCCATCCTTCCCGACGCCGGAAGCGGCCTCCTCCATGGAGATGAGGTAATCCGCGTCGCTGACGATGTACTTCCAGGAGTGACAGTACTGCTGCACCTTGGAATGGACCTCGCTGGTCTTCGGACTGCAGACGATGGTGATCCGGTCATCCTCGCCGCCGAGGATCAGTTGCTCGAGGCGGGGATTCCATACCGTCCCTGCAGTCTCGATCTGGACCTTCCAAGAACGGTCGAGGTGAAACAGCTGCTTGAGGAGCGGTACGAAGTCCTGTAGGAGAGGCTCCCCTCCCGTAATGACCAGAAGCCGGATACCGGTCTGCTCCGCGGCTTGTAGGATGCGCCCAACCACCTCATCCATCGGCAGAAGGTTGTCGTACTGGCTTTCGAAGTCCGTGTCACAGAAGTGGCAGCGGAGGTTGCAGCCGGCGAGGCGAAGGAACACTGCCGGGACCCCGGCGAAGGGGCCTTCGCCTTGGATCGTCGGGAAGATTTCCTGCACCCGCAGCGAGGCGGTGGTGAGGTCCTGCTTGCGGACTGGGTTTTGTCCAAACATTATGAGCTCCTTGTGGTGATGGTTAGGGGCCAGCATGTGCCAGCCTCTTGAATTCATCGAGCGCCTGCCGTCCGGTCACAATCAGCGACGGCACCGGAGCCAGTTCGGCCCGCAGCGCGGCAATCTCTTTGCGCAGTTCCGCCACTTCGTGCGCAAGGTTCGATTCGCCCTTGTCGTTCAGCGCCTCAAGCATCTTGGCGAAATGTGCGTTGTCCCTGTGCGGGGCCATCTGTCCGGGTGCAGGCATTTCAGTTCCTTTCTGGGGCCGTAGCCCCTAACACGTCATTCGAGAGGGACGCTTCGCCTATCGGCTTCGCGCCCCTCAATTCGGCGATCTCCTACCTATACCCCCGACCACCCGATCCAGCACGCGCCGCGCCAGTCCAGCCTCCAAATACCCCGGGAAGGCGGCATCGAAGAGACCGGGCAGGTCGGCGGCGCACTGAAAGGTCAGGCGGAGGGATAGGGGAGCGGTGGTCTTGCTGGCAAGGTGTTTTGCGCGGGCAACGAGGAGGGTGGCCAGCATCTCGTAGATCGCCTTCCTCTGGATTACAGTCATGGGCCCGAAGTTGGCCCCCGCCATGAACGAGGTCAGGGTGGCGTAGCTCTCTTTCAGCATCGTATGCAGGCGGGTACCCTTCGGCACGTGGGTGGAGGTCCCAGGAAGGTGGTGCTCCAGCTTCGAAGCGCAGGACGCCTTCCACATCTCGAGGTCACGGTCAGTGTCGTTCGCTTCCTCGTGGGTCAGCAGTAGAAGGTAATCGAGGAGCTGCTGTTGGGTTTTCCGAGGAAGTCCTCGTAGTGCTTTTTTCCAATCCTCCACTCCACCTCCACTGGTGATTTCCTGATCACTGGTGGTTGGGGGGAAGGGACCCCCCCTATCCCCCCTTATAGGGGGGTGGGGGTCCCTTTCCCTTCCCCCTGTCATTCCACCGTGGGTTTTGGGCCTGACCTTCGAAGAAGAATACGAGGCCCGATCAATCTTAGGCCTCGTGGTCACTAGGGTAGTCACTTCGTTTTCACGTCTTGCGCGATGGCTACGTCATTCTCCTTCGCCCACTTACGCAGCTCTGACAGTTTGAAGAAGACCTCGTCCCGCTCGCCACGCTTGACCGTGTGGAAGGGGAGGCGGGTTTTGCGGACCGTACCACGACGCCAGTTGAAGATGGTCATGTGGCCGACGCCGAAGAAGGTGCAAGCATCCTTGATGTTCAACGAGCCGGCTGGGGCCTTGCTGTCTGCGCTGGCGACCGCCGACTTCGGCTTAGCCTTCGTGGCCTTCGTGGTGGGGGTCTTCGTGGTTTTGGTTTTTGCCTTCATTTCTGAGCTCCTAAAAGTCCTGCCGGGATTGGCAGGTACAGAATTATACGGATGCAAAAAGGTGCCGTATATATCAAGACCTCTTGCCCTGAAAGGTTGTCCATGTCCGCCATTCCCCACCCGATGAAAGACTGGGCCGAGGCTAACAAGCCGAGCCCGTCCAGCGTCATCCTCTACCCGTCACGGATTGCCATGAGCATCCGGGCGTGGCTGAAGCTTCCCCCTATTCCCCTGATCTACGCTGACCGCGGCGAGCTGATGGTCGGAGCCCTGAAGGTCCAGCGAGCTGACGCGGCCATTCAGGTCATGCAGGGGAAGATGTCCCTCGAAGATTTCCAGCAGCGCTTCCCATTCCCAAATCAACCAGGAGTCCAATGATGATCACCGCTAACCGCTACCACGATATTTCCGTAGGCCACCGGGTATTCGGCCATGAGTCCAAGTGCGCCCACCTCCACGGCCACAACTACCGCGTGCATTTCACCATCGCCGGCGAGCTGGATGATATCGGCCGCGTCCTTGACTTCTCCGTGATCAAGGAGAAGCTGTGCATGTGGCTGGAAGAGCAGTGGGACCACAAATTCCTCGTCTGGGAGGATGACCCGTGGCAGCACCAGCTCGCCCTCCTTGACCCTCACGGAGTGGTCTGGACGCCGTTCAATCCTACCGCTGAGAACATGGCCGAGTATCTGGTGACCGTGGTCGCCCCGATCCAGCTGGTGGGGACCGGTACCAAACTCCTCTCCTGTACCATTGAGGAGACCCGCAAGTGTTCGGCCACCTACTCCGTAGGAGGCTAAGGTGTTCCAGCATTTCACCCTCGCGGTCCTGACCCCTAAGGCTCCGCTCACCGACTTCCACCAGGAACAACTACGGGCCGAGGTGAAGTCGTTGATGGAGGGAACCGAAAGTCTTACTGTGATGGTTCCCCAGTATGGTGACGAGCTGGTTCATCCCTTCCTGAGATCGCTGGCCCGTACCCCGAAGTATGCTGGCCGGATCTCCTTGGCCATCTATCCGATCCCGCTCCCCTACAAAACCGAAGTGGTTGGGGAGTGGGCCCTGAAGGCAGACCGGATCGTGGCCTGTCCTTCCAGAGTGACCTGCGGGCGGATTGTGGATCGGGTTTATGGAGTGCGGTCCTGGCTTCTTGCCCGCATTCCCAACGTCCCGGTATTCCTACCTAAGGACCACATCGATGCCATCTCGTAGCTATGCAGTGCTAGTAGGAGGGCCGGGCGATAACCGACTTGTCCTCGTAGAGAGGGGGAAGAAGGAATTCCTCCTCCCGATGGAGGCCTGCAATTGCGGGGTCATCCACTACGACCAGAAGCAGGGGAAGCTCCTCAAGACCTTCACCTACATACGAACCGAGCAGCGCGTCAAGGGCATGCCGGTTTTTGAGTTTTTACCAGAGGAGAAAAGCGCATGAACTTGACTGAGTGGTATCCAGATACCGTCCCTCCCATCCGCGATGGTGATTACGACGTAATTGAATGGCCCCCGAAAATGCTGGTCGGCGTGGAGCAGCAGGACCCGGTAGTGGTCCGCGCCTGCTTCTGCAAGAAGTACGGGCAGCAGGGCTTCTGGCTCGAGACTAGCACCCCGAAGCGTGGGAACTGGGCACCGGAAGATCCGAAGGGAGCTCCTACCCGGTCCTGGAGGCTGCTGAATGTCTGCCAGTGGCGCGGTCGTCTGAAGGTCGAGCGGGTGAAGCTCTGGTGGCAGGAAGACGCGGCTTGTACGGCTCCGGGGCCGGGCGAACAGCTTCCCCTTGAACTCCCGGGAGCCTCCGGTCCCCGTAAGCGGGTACAGCTCAATGCCGACGTCTAAGGTGGAGGGACTATGTCAATCCTGCCGGATACGTCCAGCGACCACGACCAAGCGGGACAGTCTGGGCCGCAAGATGAAGCTCTGCGCCCCATGCAAGGAACGACGCAGTCCCCAGCACCTGAAGCGCAGCGAGGGGTTTCGGGACAAGAGGCAATCGAAGTAGAGATTCCAAGGGTCATCGGGATCACCAGCTCGACCTGGGGCCTGCGGGCCTACATCTGGGAAAAGCTGGTGGAGGCTGGGGTTCCTTTGAAGGCTACCACTGACCTCTATTCCGACCCTGTCCCCACCCGCGGTACTTTGACTTGGTGGGAACATCCACAGCGGGACTTCCGGGTATTTCGCTGGACGCCTTAAAGCGGGCTAGGACCGGAGCTGGCTCGTGGGTACATAGGGTAGCCACGGGTCAGTCCGGTTTTCCTGCTATGGAGCGGTTTAGCCCGGCTATTGAGCCCGGAGCTGGTTCTTTGTAGCCCACCCCTGCCACTTGCCTAGCCTTGCCGCGTCTCTGGCGCAGGCTTCGATGAAGGCGTCCCGCTGGGGGTCTCCAGCAGCCACTGGTTGTCCGGCGGGTCCATCAGGAACTTTGGCACCACCGGCATCTCCGGGCAGCTGACTGCTACCGGGGTTGCACAGCCCGGCAGGAAAGCGGCGCATGTAATTGTCAATAGCAGTAGTGCGTATTGACGGTAGCTGTTTTTCCCATTCATGTCTAGTCTCCTTGAGGGTGCGTTGGTGAAGCTCGTTGATGCGGGCCGTCTCCTTCTCGGCTTCCTGACCCAGGACCACGACCGCCGCCTTGAATTCAGCGAAGGCGTGCATCTCCCGATTGAGGAGCCACGCCGTGAGGGTCAAGAGTCCGGTCAGGACCAGGATGAGGACCAGCTTCCATTCTTTCGCTAGCAGTTCCATGTCACTTCCTTTCCGTGGGGGTGGGAGGGCTTCCCGGCCCTAGGCGCATACTCAGGACCTTCTTGAGGACGTCAGGGACCAGGAAGGCCGCAACGAAGACGGTCAGGATCATCCAATCCTTGAGGACGGTCTCGGCATGGGTCAGGAAGACATACACCATCGCCGGCTTGAAGATGACCACGAAGACCTTGGCCTCCGCCACCTTACCATCGGGGCCCCTGACGAGGTCATTGAGGTCCCGGCGTAGGTTGGAGGAGCGGCGCTCTGGAACTACTGGCTTCGGACTCATGGCTCACAGCCCTCGGCCCACTGGTAGGTGAATTGGTGCTTACCGGGTCCCAGGTGGGAGACCAAAAGGGCGAGGGTGGGCTTACTGCTCAGTACCCCCCACTGACTTCCCTTCCCATCTGGGCGGTTGATGATGCCGTAGCCCATACCGACCTCGGTGCAGCCGCGGATCTGGGTGAATTTGTCAGGCTCCCCATCGTGATCCTCGTCAATGGTCTGGTCACCAGCGAAGTTGCCGTTGTGGATCAGCACATCCCGCCGTCCGTGCTTGTCCTCCAAACGAATGACGGCCCGGCCCATGGTAGGCGATTGCCAGATCCAGCCCTCGTAGGTGTCGGCGATGATGCAGGAGATCCCACGCTGGTTGTCAAGCCATGGGAGCTCGAGGGTATCGCAGCTGAAGCCCTGCTCGGTGACTAGCCGGCCGGGGGTTCCATCAGGGGTGGATTTCCCGCGGGTGATAGTGACCTTCATTTCTTCAGGTCCTTGACTATCGGGAGGGTGGTCTTCCCAGCAGCCAGCCAATTCATTACATACTCATGGAGTCCGGTCATGAAGATGACGAACGTGACCCCCACGGCGATCGGGATGACCCGTAGTAAAGAAGCCTCGAGGATCTTTGCCCGCAGCTTGGCGCGGTCCATCTCCTTCTTGATTTGCAGGTCGAGCCACATCCGACGCTGGGCGACTTCCTTGGGCTCTCCGAGCGCATCCTTCATTTCCTGCTCTTCCCTTATATGCGGGCGGAACTCCTCATCGCGGTAAGAGAGGAAGGTGTGGGCGAGTGCATTGATGCTGGTGAGGATCAGCTTGTCAATGGCGCGGCGGTCCCCCTTCAGGAAAATATCGATCTCTTCCTCAGTATAAATGTGCGGGTCGTTCATATTAGGCTCCAGGTGGTGGATGCTAGTGATTGGAATGGGTTCTTTTGGCAGCCGATCAAATTCGGTACATGAAGCCAACAGCATGCTTGAGTTGAAATTCTTTGATTGGATTAAGGCGGCGGGCGAGATTGATAGTGTGGGTATTTTCATTCGCTACTGAGAGCATAACTACCGAGAACCGTCCTTCGGATTTAAGGAAAGCCAGCATTGCCTTGAAAAACCACCCACCCTTGCCCTTGACGCGGTCGCTCAATGCCATCACGATATCCACCACATCTGAACGCCCGGCTACCACCCCCACAAATACGCCTGCTACTCCAATAGAGTCAGACGCCGTGAGAACGGTAATCTTCGGGTCGTCAATAAGTTCCTTTGGATCGAAGTACGTTGGAATCTCCCGCTGGAGGAGTTGCAGACCTTCAAGGCGGTGTTTATTTTTCTCGATGATCATGGGATCACTCGATCTTTGTCGGCAATTATGTATGTGCCAACATAATCACCACCATCAATGTCGAGTCCAAAGTAAATATCGTCAGAGTTGTTTCTCGAAAAAGATGTGATGGTATGAAGACGAAGCATGAGGTCAGTACTACTGTAGCGGCATACTCCACTTTGATACTCTCGAATGATGCGATCCATCGTCGTCTTGCCTGATGTGCAAGGCTCGACACATATGATTTGCTTCGCTTGCATCCACACGAGTGCGTTCGTGGGTAGCGCAGCGGTCGGCGTCCAAGTCTGGTCAAGATTCCCGATGCTGGGGACGCTGCTTCCATAGTTACCGGCTGCTGGGACATCGAAGTTGCTGATAGCCGGAGTCTCTGCTTCGCCAGTAAATCCTAGTAGATCGTCAGTGGTCGTCATGATGCTATTGCCGGAGGCATCGTATAACGTCATGCCAATCCCTGTCGATGGTGCCGTTCCCGGTTCAATGTTCCTGAACAGGTGGACAACAGGGGCAGTAGCGAAGTTCCCACTAATTCGGATTGTCCAATTACTGCTCGCCCCGAGTGCATCCTGAATATCCATAATGCCACCAAAGTACGGATGATCAGGGAGGTCAATCATTACAAATGGAGGCGTCGGATAGTCGGCTTTCGTGACCGTGACATAGTAGGTACTTGTCACCCCGTAGAGGAGGACGACGATACCACAGTAGTCAGAGAACGCAGAGGAGGCTGTTGCGGTGATCGATTCTACGAACTCAAGCAGCGTGTTCGTCGGAGCGACAGCATAGCTTCCGTCAGCGTTGATGATGCGGTAGGAATACGGCACCTCAAGCGAAGATGGTAGGCTGACTAGAAAAACGGTGACGGTAACCGTACCTACCCCGTTGAATGTGGTCGGCACATCAATCGTCGGTACTCCTCCGGGGTAAGTGATGGTAGCCGGCAGTACGCTAGGGGATACCTCGCATCGAATGGTAGCGTCAGTGAGTTCCGGGTAATCCTTCTGGCGCGCGCTTCCAGAGTCCCACATATCAACAACCCAGACATCAACGCATGGCATGGAGTGCATATCTGTACCCCACCTCGGTGATCCACCAGCGTCATAGATTTGAATACCAAAGCTCATAAGGATAGATTCCCGAGCTTCACGCGTAAGTTCCCACCACTGTCATACACCTTGATTACGTTATCTCGGATCTCCATGCGGGCTCCGGAGCTGGCGGTGCGCAGTACCCCGATGGTGGCGGAGACAGCAGACAATTCCGAGACGTCAATGTTGGCGGCGAGGACGGAGTCTGCGGCCATCATGGTGGCTATGATCGCACCACTACCAGGTACCACAGTACCAGAGGTGGCGCTAGCCACGGACGAGAAGGCACTCGGAAATCCTTGCCGATTGATGGTCCTGATCCAGTAGTAGCGGGTCAGGCCAGTGGCTCCCACCGTGTCGGCATAGAAGCCAACCGATCCGGTGACGGAGCCAATGCGGGTGGCGGTCCCGGAGTCATTGGTGGTGTTCCGCCACACCTCGATCTCCCTGACCCATGACATGTCGGATGGGTTGGTCCATTGCAGGAAGATGGTGTTCTGTCCAGCTGTGGCCGTCAGCGAGGAGACGGTGGCGGGAGCCAGCTGCGCCATGGTGCCGGTGACGGTGTAGGTGTATTCCACGACATCAGCCAGGGCCTGCTTCCCTCCGCCGTACTTATTGAACGACAGGAATTTGAAGTAGAGGGTCTTGCCGATGTAGGTGAGGTCCAGCTCCTCGCTGTAGGCGATCCCGCGATCCACGCGGATGAACTGGGCTCCCGCGGTATGAGCTGCCGGCAGGGTGCTGTATCCGCCCCGTGACGCCAGAGTGAGGTCGTAGGTGTTGGCAGATATCAGCGCCGCCGTGGTATGGGCTACAAACTCCCCCTCGATGGCGCATAGGGTGGTCAGGTTGGTGGCGTCGGTGGCTGACCCGCTGACCATCTGCCCGCCGATCCCCACCAAAGAGGCCCGGACCACTTGCCCGGCAGCGCTGGTGATGGTGTTGGTAATGGTCCCGTACCGCGCCCCACCATACAGCTTGTCGAGGAGGGCGTAGTTACTCCCGTCATTGGAGACCCAGACCTCGCAGCCGCCCCAATCATCCGAGTTGCCGGTGACTGCGACCCCGACCGCCAGACCACCAAGGACCTTCTGCGCTGGCATCTCAAAGAACTTGGGGGCCACGACCATACCCGGATCTACCCCGTAATTGACCGTGTAGCCGCCTCCAGTGGGGGCTTCATAGTAAGGGGAGTAGAGAATCCCGGAGGGAGCATCTTCGGCTTGGATTCGAAGTTGTCCGGTGTCGTCTTCCTCGATGGATAGGATACGCACCGGGATCTGATTGAACCCCATACGGGAGTCGGTCAGGGTGAGGTAGTCACAGGGCTCGAGGCGGGCGTACTTCAGGCCGATGGTGAATTCGTAGATGTTGCGAGTGTAGAGCTGGCGCTGCATGATCAACTGGGCCACCAGCCTGGCTGTGGTGGCGTCCGTGATACTGTGAGCGGTGATCATGTCCAGTGGCTTCAGCCCATAGGTCTCGACGCTGGCTTGGTCCTGGGCCACCATGACCCCGATGTTGTACTGGTTGGCGCTATCCCGGAACTCGAGCTGAACTTGGTTGTAGGCGTCGGCGTTCGGGGTCCGCATCATCCGGATGGGCTCGGACTTATCCAGGAAGTCGTCATCGGTGAGGTCGTAGGCCACCGTTACCGAGGGAGTGTAGGTGACTCCGTTCCCGGTGATGGAGGTATCCCCGAAGGGAACGATCTTGAGCTCCCCCTCGGAGAAGAAGATGCCGCTGTTGGTCAGCTGCATGAGGTCGGTGATTGCCTGCCGCGCTTCCATGGCCTGATCGTAGATCGGCGACAGGAAGATCCCACTGGCCACGCAGTAGTCGGAGAACTGGCTCCAGGTCCCAAGGTAGGAGGATGGGAACAGGGCTCCGTAGTGGGTATTGGTCAGGAAGTCAGTAATGATCTCCTTCGGGTTTGCCCCATCGATGGTTCCAGCGTTGTAGGGCAGGATGCCAGTGACGTCGAAGGAGTGGTTTCCCAGCGAAGATCCGGTCTTGAGGTCATAAGCGGCTGCGGCGACATAGGCCTCTCCACGGTAGGCGAGCGCCTCGGTGGGATGGTTGGTGACCAAGTACGACCAAGCGGCCTGCGCGTAGGTCCCGAGGTACTTGGTGAAAACGTCGGCGTTGTCGGAGTAGTCCTTGTCGTTCCAGAAGGCGTGGATGCCGGTGATGGGGCCTTCCCCGATCCCCATGAGTACCGAAGTGGTGTAGGTGTAGGTGGTAGTAGTCGTATTGACTTCCCCGCCACCGCCCCCTTTACCTCCGCCGCCACCGCTGGAGCTGGTAACCGTGTGGGGGATCGCGGTGAAATCACCATACCAAATGAGATTGACCGGGACCCGGGTGCGCCCATAAACAATCGGCACCGGAGTGCCACGTACTGACGTCTGGACGTTGAAGCTTGAGAGGGGGGTCTCCGAATTCGAGATGGTCTGCCCGCCGCCACCCCCGCCGAGGATGCCACTCATGATTGATCCTTAAACAAGGTCCAGAAGGAATGCAGGCGACCAGCCAGCTCGGCTCCATGCTCTGCATCCACCTCGACCACCCCCTGACGGAAATAGGCGTGAATGCAAATGGGCCACTCGATGACGATGGCCCCATGGCTGACGCAGCGTCCGAACTTGAACATGGCAATGTCTCCCGGAGCTGGGGACTCCACCTGCCTGCAGTACTTCATCAATCCAGCGAGGTACTGTTCCTCGCTTCGGTGGATGTGCCAATCCCACGCATACCCCTCGAAGCGAGCCTCGTCGGGAAGAACCCCAGCCTCGTCGAAGACAGCGACTAGGAGCTGCACGCAATCGACCCCAGCGCCTTTTACGCGGCCGTGGTGATGGAAGGGGGTACGGAGCCACCCGCGAGCGGCTTCTACGGCGATCTGACGCGATTTCACAGGGCGGTCTCCGGTACTGGGATGAATGGGAATCCCTTGAAATTGACTACGTTGTTGAACTTGACGCTTTCGCAGGTGGCCTTGGTCTTGTCACAGCCCGGGTAGATGGTGAAGGTGTCCCCAGTCTGAGGAGCGACCGGAAGTGGGCTCAGGAGGGTAATGGCTCCCCCGGCCTGCTGTAGGGCCACGGTACGCTTGGTCCCGGTCAGGGCTCCGGAGGTGAATTGCAGGACCCCCAGCGAGAAGTAGTTGGCGTCCTGCGCCAGCGCGGTATTGAAGGTCCTGGTGGTAGGGGAGCTTCCCACTGATCCAGAGACGGCGAAGGAGGCGGCTACCAATCCGCAGCCGGAGTCGAACAGGGTATGCTGGCATCCGTCCTGATAGACATTCCGCGGCATGGAGATGTTCAGTCCTTCCAGTGGTGAATTGACCTCCATCTCGATCTTGTGGCGGTTGATGGTCAGCTGCGCGGCCTTCCCGACGAACTTGTTGATGGTGTCAGCCACCGAAAGCTCGAGGGACAGGTAGGCTTGGTCCAGTACGATCTCGGCTCCATCAAGGCGTCCGGAACACACCGCCTGCATCCAGGTCGAGCTGCCAATGAGGTCGGTGTCCTTCGGGGCGATGGTGATGCTTAGCGTATCCACCTCCACCCCGATGACTGTCCGGGTCCTACTGCGGCTCAGGACCGGCCCGAAGGCGGACCATGTCAGGGAGTTGTAGTTGATGTCAATGTCGAAGGACGTGTAGCGCAGTACCGTCCCATCCACCAAGGTGAAGGTGTAGAGGTCAGCTACCAGGAACCTCCCGGTCGCCAGTAGCGCAATGCAGGTAGCGTTCGCGGCTTTCATGTCAGACCTTGTTCATGGTGGAGCCAAGCATCTGGAGCTGGCGCAATTCCCACAGGTCGCGCATGAACTCGGAGAAGGACGCCTCGTCCTTGAGGAAGCGGCAGCGGTAGTAGAAGGTGCCGGTCCAAGTAATGGCGTGACCAAGCGCCGGCGGGGTGACGAAGGTGACCAGTCCGGTGGAGCTTACGGTGTAGTCCGTGGTCAGGGTCTTGGTGACCCCATTGACCTTGATGTTGGTGAGCGCATTGACGTTGTAGATCGGCTCGTCGAAGGTGAAGGTGTCGCCGTAGGTGCGAATGAGCTGGAAGGTGGTGTCGCTACCGTCCCCGGTGCCGAAGTTTTGGTCGGTGACCGAGTAATCGCTGGTGTCGGTGTAGAGGAAGGTATCCAGGCTTCCCCGCATCTTGAGGAACAAGCCAAGGAGCTTCTTGAGCTCGTTGCCAGCCATCGCGTGAGAGTTGCCAAGGAATTCGTACTTCATGTCGAATTGGTACAGGGGATAGGCCCGCAGGCCGATGCGGGACTCGGCTCCGGAAACCGCCTGCTGAACTTCCGTAGAGAAGGCCGGGGTCTTGGCGACGTCCCATGCGAGGCCCGTGAGGGTTGGGAATACGGAGCTTGACATCTCAGAACACCTTTCCTAGAGGGGACTTCGTGGTGGAGGTCGGGACCCCGTTTCTGGTCACCCTCCGGAGGGCCGGGCCCAAGGCGGTGGAGTTCTTCTTCAACCAGGATTCGAGGCCCCGGGTATCCAGAGCCTGAATAGTATAGCTGTCGCCGCCGCCCCCCAGCCCGCCGTTCTCCACGCTCTCCCGAAGAGGCTTGGCAATATCCGCGGGCAGGATGGACTCGTTCTTATGGACCATCGCCATCTGGTCTTCCGGGATGTCCCATGCGCCCCCAGCCGCGGACAGCATACTCATACCACTGAAGGCCATTGCTGCCGCGTAGTCCATCATCCCGGCCTCTGGGGCCATCGCCCATCCGTAGTACGGGATGGCAGCTGCGGAGGAGACGCCGGCTGCCCCTGCCACCCCCGCGTAGCTGCTGATCAGCATCTGGTTTGCTGCCCCTTGCGCTGCTGCAATTACCCCAGCCTCGGCCACGGCGGTCGCCACCCGCTCTGCCGCCTGCACTTCGCCAAACAAGGTCATCATGATCTGGCGCTTCATCCAGTCGGCCACGATCTTGAACCCCATACTGAGGAACTCCCCGGCAATACCATTCAGCAGGGCCCCCATCGCCTTCTTCATGGTCATCGTACCCATTGCCAGCCCCATCGCCACATTCTTGAAGCTGTTGGCGATGCCATCAAAGAGGTCACCCCAGATCCGGACGGACTCCAGCTGCTTCTGGTGCTGCATCTTGATGATATCAAGGTTGTGCTTGGCTTCGGCCTTCGCCATGTCATCGAGGGACCGCTGGTACTCGACCGTCCCCTTCTCGTACAGATTTACCTTGTCCTGCATATGCTGGCGCTCGATTTCGTAAGCGCGCTGCTTCTGTAGGATGGTGGCGTTGATCTTTTCTTCCTCGGTCAGGAGGTTGAGGCTTTTCAGGAAGGAGATGTTTTCCGCTTCCACGTCAGCCTGAATACGTGACATCTCCTGCCGGAAGCCAATCTCGTCCTCGGCTAGCTTGCGCCGCTTCTCTGCCTCCGATTGCTTGAACAGAGTCAGCTTACGTTCGGCCTCGATCCCCTTGATGGACTCTTCCCCATGCAAGGCAACAATGGTGTCCCGTTCCGCCTGCGCAATCTCCATACGACGGCCGGCGTTGTCTTTTGCCAGGGCCTGCTCGAAGGCGAAGGTCTTCCGGAGTTCCGCGAGCTGCTCGTTCCCTTGGGCCACCCGGGCTTGGTGGAGGAGGTGAAATACTGCCTTGTATTCGTCACTGCCTCGCTTGGTGAGAGCTAGCTTGGATTCCCAGAAGCGCGCCTCGTCTCCCTTGCTAAGCTCATGGAAGACCTCGGCCGCGTCACGCATCTCCTCGAGCTCCTTCTTCCAGCCCTTGAGGGCGTCACCTTCCCCCTCGGCTCCCTTCGGCTTGTAGTTCTTGGTCCCGGTGCTGGCCCGGTCTGACTTGTCACCCATATTCCACATAGTGGCGATGCGCGCCACGGCTGCGGAGTTGTGATCCACGATATTCTGGAGGGTCTGCTTGCTGTTGGCCTCCATGGCGCTAAACGTCATCTTCATGGAAGCCCGGGCCATATCGAGCTGACCTGACCCCAGGTACCCGAGGGCGTCTCCGACCCCTTCCAGGAAGATCATGATGGACCTCCCTGCTCCGACCAGTGGCTCAGTGATCGTATAGATCCCGTTGAGCAGCATCTCGAAGAAGGTCAGGAGGCCGCGGATGGCCCCGGTGATGATGTAGAAGGCTCCGGTCAGGACCCCTTCCAGGATGCCGGCAAGATCAATGAGGATCGGGTTGAGGGCCCGGCCAATCACCACCCCCATCGCTTCCAGTGGCTTGAAAGCGTCAGCGGTCGCCAGCTTGAGCGACCACATGGCCTCCACGTCGTTGTTGGTGATGATGCTGCCGAAGCGGTCTGCTGCCGCGGCGTTACTGTTCATCAGGTCTTCGGTGACCCGCTGGAGAGGGGCCAGCTCCTTCCAGCCCATCCGGAGGAGCTCCATCGACGCGGCGTTGCGGTCAGTGCCCTCCTTGTATTGTGACAAGGCGGTGATGGAGTTCCTGACCACCTCGTTCATCGGGAGGAGCTCTCCCTTTGCGTCACGGATGGAGACCCCCATGCGGGTGAAGGCCTCCTCCTTGGTGCGGATGGAACGGGACACCCGGGTGACTAGGCTCTCGTAGCTCTGTGTGGTGATCCCGAGGTCTTGCAGGGAATCCACCATGATCGAGGACTCCCGGAGAGAGTTCCCGGTGGCGTTACTGAAGCCTTCGATTTCCTTGGACAGGGTGGAGAACTGCTGGGCCGCGTCCTTGACCGCTGACGTGAGTCGGTCGGTGAGCTGGGTGGTCAGGGAGGAGACCACCCCGGAGACCGCCCCCATGATAGCGCCCATGGAGGTGAGCTCCTTGCTCATCTTGCTGAGGGACCCCTCCACCGACGTGGAGGCTTCCTTCATCTTGTCGGTTAGCTCACTTGTATTTGCCCCTAACCGTACTTCTGCGTCGTTTTCGTTAGCCACCCGCGCCTCCGTTGAGTTGTGCTGCGTCCTGCACCAGCGCTGCAAAGAGCCCTGCGTCAGCCTCTCCGGTGTCTAGCCTCTTGGGAGGTTCTTTCCCTGCCCCGAAGTAGCTCGCGATCAGCTTGCTAACCGGAGGCCATCGCCTCCAGTAGCTTTGCATTGCCTGCAGTCTGGGAATCGTCATGCATTGGTCGATGTATTCCCAAGTCCATCCTGTGTCGGCGATGATGGCGCAATAGGTGAGGTCCCAATCGAAGGGCTCATTGTCGCCATCATCGCCTCCATGTTTCCCAGCTCGCCCGCCTTCCGTACCAGACCGGAGCTATTCAGAGTTGCCAGCACCACGTGGCCGACGTTGTTGAGGTCAATGAGCTCCTCCAGGTCGTCATCCGTCATATCGGCGTAATTGCGGCGTAGGGCCGCGCCACAGATGGTGATGAAGGTCTGGAGCTTGGCCTCGTCGGAAGTAGCCTTGACGTCCCCGAGGGTCTGGATGAGCGGCCGCAGCTGCTTCAGTTGTTTGAAATTCAGAGGGGGCACTACGAACATCTGACCCCCGAGCTTTATTTCGACGCCGTCTATGTCGGCTGTTTTTTGGTAGTTGGAATTCACGATCTCTCCTTAGATGAAAAAAGGGCCAGCCCGAGAGCCGGCCCCTTTTGGTGATGCCACCACGTTACTCCGTGCTGGCGATGGTCATAACGTTACCCGAGGCGTCGGCGAAGCCCTCGAAGTCAAACTCCGGCACCATGAAGTCGTCCGTCTTCGTGGCGAATGCCAGCTTGTTGCTGATGGCGTTCGGCAAGGAGATGAGGAACTGCTTGCCTTGGAAGTTGGCATTGAACTCGACCTGGAAGGACGGGATGTAGCCGAGCGGCTGGTTGGTGATGGTCATCTTCTTGGCCGAGGTGCTGGTGGCCGTGTAGCGGTAGTTGATGAACACCGTCTGGCCGGTGTCGGCGGCAGCGAAGGTATAGACCCCTGCGCTGACGCTGTACTGGCCCGTGGCCGGAGCTGACGCCACCCGGGTCATCGGAAGGCCGCTGGAGTTGATCACGCCAAGGTCCAGGGCCCAGGTGCCCGAGCTGGGGACCGTCGGGGTGATCTGGTACGGGGTGGCGGGAATGGTGGCTCCGGTGGTGTCATTGACAGCCGCGAGGATGCCATTGGACAGGGTCTGGCCGAAGAACAGGCTGTTGATCAGGGTGCCGTTCAGCTGGGCGAACTTCGCCTTGCCAGACAGCTTGCCCTTGCCGCGGCCGACGGCGACCGGGAACTGGTTCTGACCGTAGAGCTGCTTCACGTCGAAGGAGATGTCGATGGACACTTCCTGCAACGTCCCGAAGCGGACGGGAGTGGGGTTGGAGATCGCAGTACCGCTGGAATCGGTAAGCGGGATGCCGTACAAGAGGCCGGAGCCGAACGCGTGTTGCATGGTGATTTCCTCCTACTGGGGAACGAACAGGGTTATGGGAATGACGACAATGGCTTGATCTCCCAGCGCGCCCTCGTCGGTGAGGATTTCACCGTCAATGCGACACCGTTCTACCAAACCGCCTAAGGTTTGCTCTTCGACGCCTCCTGCGGGTAACAACTTCGCCACGATCTCGTCGACGATCGGGTTCAAGGTGCTCATGGGGGCCACCGAGTCCTGTCCGCTGTTGTGGCCATAGATGACCAGATCCACGCGGAGGGTCCAGACGGTGGGGATCTTGGTGGTGATCTTTGCAGACTCGGTCCGCTGGACTTGGAACAGAGCTGGTTGGTCAGTGTGGGCTACGTCACCCCAATGCTTGAGGCGACGCGAGGATGACTTCAGGCCGTTGCAGGAACGGACCAAGTCGAACAGGGTGGTGTAAAGGGTCTCGCGGGCGATCATGATCTCAGGGACTGACGGACACCGCGAGCCACGGCGTTTTGGATTGACTGGCGGATCGAGGGAAGCTGGTCATGCAGGGTGGAGCGAAGGAAGCTACGCTCCGGCAGAGTGTATTCCTTGACCGTGGCCCAGACCGGGAACTTGAGGGGCTTCCCGAACACCATGGTCACGAGGCGCTGATGCTGGGGGACCAAGCCACCGAATTCATGGATGGCCCCGTAATGCACGTTGGTGCCGACGATGCCGGTGATGCTGGTGGCCGTCTGCTCCACGCGCATATTGATGGAACGGCGCAGGGTGCCTGTACGGACGCTCAGGACCTGCCCGGTGAGTTTGTCGGCCACGACCCCACGCTGAAGGCGGATGGTCGCATCGGTGACCGCCTCCAAAAGCCAGCCGCGCAGCTGGGTGGGCATTCCCTCCAAGCGCGCAATGAGCTGGTCCTTCCCGTGGATGTAGCCGGTGATCATACTGGTACCACTCTCCGGTAGGGGTCGAGCAGTCCCTTAACCCGGGCCGACATATTCCCCATGTCATAGCTGACAGAGCCGCCCTGTGGTAAAGCCTTGGAGCGTTCGCCGAGGCGACTGGGGAGCTTGTAACGGTCGCCAACGAACTCGATGCAGGCTTGGGCCACATCTTCCGGGATGGCAGAGTAGCCAGCCTCGTAGGTGATCACCACATTACGCCGTCCGCGGGGGAAGCGGTTGCCTCCCACCAGGAACACATAATTGTCACCCGGGTAGTAGCCGGACTGCAGGAGACCATCGGACGAGGCCGTTTGCGTGACCCCATTGATGGTGAGGAGGGAGATGCTGATCAATGGGTAGGCCCGCAGCATGAGGATGTCGGAATCGTTCCCGTCATACCGCTCGGCTACGTATTCCTGGGCCAGCAGGGACCGGCTCAGGTACTGGGCGATGGCCTTCGAGCAGGAGGTAATCAGAACAGCGAGGCGGGCGTCATCCTCGTTGTTCTGAATCCCAAAGAACTGCCGGACCTTTGGAACAGTGGTCAGGTCTCCCGCCGCCATGATTACTCCACGTCCTGCGCCGGACGCTTCGAGGTCTTGGATGGCGCTTGTGGCGCGTCCTCAACCCGAACGAACCCGAAGGCATAGACGTTGTCAGGCACCACAGCGTCGGGGACCTCGGAAAGGCCTACAGCAGCCCCCTCCGGATGGAAGGTAGCTGCCCCACCTTGGAGCTTCAAGAGCCCCCCATCAACGGCGAAGGTGTGATCCACCTCCACCGGGCCTTTGAGTTTCATTCGGCACTCCTGCGCTTGCCCCCGGTAGCCTTGGCCTTCGGCGTGGCGTCTTCCTCGACGTAGTCGGTGAAGCCATGCGAGCGGAGGTCGGCTTCGAGGGCCGGGTTGTTGTTCACGGTGACCGTTCCATCCTTCTGGATATCCACGGGCACGCCTTGGTAGGTGAAACCGGATACGTGGTACGGTGCTTGAAGTTTCGGCATTGCGTTCTCCTTACGGTTGAAAAAGAGGTGCAGGGGCGTTTGTATGGGAGGAGCGGCCCCGACCCTGCACCCGAAAACCTCTGCCTGCTTGGGAGGAGACAGATGTGGATGCGGGCCGAGGGCTCCTGTGGTACTTAGCCGTTGGTCCGATTCTCCCCTCGAAGTATCCGGCTGACGTACCCTTGTGCAATTCCAAATTTATCAGCGAGAGCTTGTTGGGTCATATTGAACCTCTGACGTAGGTATTTCAGTTGTCGCAGTTGGATTCGATTTAGCTTACACCGCCCATGAGCCTCTCCGAAAACCCGATGGTCTCCTTCCCGGCCAGCAGGACTCCGGAGAGCCAGTACTGACCAGTGACCAGAAGTCGTCGATGCGGCGCATGGCTACATATCACCCATTTGCGATGTTACTGATGAAGCCGAAGGCCGGCGGGAAGTAGTTCTGCAGGACTTCGTCGCAATAGACGCCGTACTCATACTTGCGCGAGCGCATGGGCCACTCGATCTGGTAGTAGTCGCGGCGGGTGCGCATCTGGACCACGTTGCTCACGTTCGACAGCGGGTAGGGGATGCTGTCGCTGTAGAACATGATGGTGCCGGGCGGCAGGTTCGGGTGCAGGAGGATCGGGATTTCCTGCGCGCCGCTCATGCTGAACTTGTTCAGGTAGGAACGGACCATCACGCCACCGGCGATCATGCCCTGATCCACATTGAACGAGAAGCGCTGTGCCGTGTTGGCATTACCCGCCAGGATCTTGGTCGAGATGTTCTGCTGCTCCTGCGCATTGACGTAGATCGCGGTGGGCGACAGGCGGTAGTTGTCCCAGAAGGAACGCAGCGCCACGTCGATTTCCACGATACCACCCACACCGTCCGCGGTCAGCGGGGTGCCGGTGCCGGCCGTGCCGGTCGCCATGCGGTAGATGT